GGCAAGTACAATATATACTTTGAAGATGATAAGAAAAAATCTCTAGGTGAAGTATCTGAGCAATATCTGATAATAGATAATAAGACATTATCTAATAGGTTCGCTGAGGCTAGAAACAAAGTAGATGGTGATTGGAAACTACAATCTATATGGTGCAACGGCTCACAGTTTAGAGAATCTTGGGTAAAGCCTCATACTAGCAGAGCACTAGCTAGTGTAGGAGCTACTCTTGAAGAGGTCTATGAAGTTACGAATAGTTATAATAGTACTTTAAAGGCTGGATTTATGAGATATGCAAGAATCTTAGAATGTGAAAATGGTTGGATATCTAAGAATCTTACAGACTCAATATCATTCTCACATAGGCAAAACAATATTGATTGGGACAGTCAGGTTATTGAGTTTGCTAAAGCAATGGTAGGTAAAGGTAGCGAAACATTTATGAATACTATGGAGGCTAATATTAATAAGTTAGCTATTGATGTAGATGAAGATATGTTAGCTCTTTATAGAAATAAATACCTTGATGTTAAAGAACTAGGTGATGGCGTCTTTGGTCAGATGATGACTAAATATTTTGCTGATGGTAATAAGACATTATTTGGTTTAGCTCAGGCTGGAACTTATATCACTACTCATAGAGATAAAGTTAAAAAAGCTGACTTTGATAATAACGGTAAGATTGTAGATAGTTGCATAGCTTTTGCAAATGATATATTATCTCCTGAAATTAAAGTAGATGAGAATCAATACACATTAGACTTAAACTCAGCTAACTAGTACCTATCCTCACATGGCTGGAGTTATCTCTGTATAGCTCCAGCTACCCACCTTAAAATTCAATCCTACAATAAATAAAAAACTGCGACGTAATTTATTTTTGCGACGTCATAGATATGGATAGCTTTAGCTATACATTATTAGTTAATCTTTTATAAATAGGATAGCTTTAGCTATACCTTATTATTTTTGTTTTTTTCAACCCAAGAAACCTAATCTCAAAAGGGTTAAGGGGGGTATCCCCTAGTAATAAAAGAGAAAGACACATACTAAAATATTTTTTTTAAAATTTTCTGAAGTTTACTATGGTGTTATCTAGGATCTATTGCGGGGCGGGTACTACATAAAAAAAGCGGGTACTATATATACTACTTACTATATACTATATATACTATATACTATATATATATAATATATATTATATATAATATATATATAACAGATACTATATACTATATATAATATATACTATATATACTATAGTACTACTATAAATCCAACGGACTAAATAAAGGGGGGATAGATAATATTATTATATATAGTTGCAGTTTGTCAAGTTTTTATTAAATTTAAATATGGATAGAGAGATAACAATGCTTGAGAAAGCAATATACGGTGATTACGAGATAAAAGACATCTATACTAACCTAGAGCGGTGTAGAGAAATATCAAATGAATTAAAAATACTAGACATCATAGAGCCGTCTGGTAGAAACGTAGGATTGATCGCAGAACTAGTATATCGAATGAATAATATGCCAGAGCTACAAATAATAGAAATGGATGAATATAACCTTAACCAACCCAACTAGTTTGGCGTTACAGCGTACAGTCAAAGGTGTTGTCCATTATGCTTACGAAAGTAAAGAAGAGTTCCGTACAGCACATCCTACAGAGCCTATCGTAAAGAATTGGAAAGAAGCTGAAGAGAATCAGTGGTGTCACTCAGATGACGGCAAGATAGTCCAAGTCCTTAAAAAAGGATATATGAAAGGGAATAACACAACAGATGGGTATATCCGTACAATCATTGGTATGTTTAATGTAAAGAAGAAAACAAAGCTTCATGGGACAATAAAAGATTCTATTTATAGATTTGTAAAAAAGAATAGTTATGACTCCAGAGTAAAAGGCGGCATGACTAGAGAAAAGAGAATGTTTTCTAAATACATTGCAATGGGCTTAGATCCTGAGAGTGCTTATATGAAAGCATATCCCAAGACAACAGATGCAGAAGCAGCTAAACGAAAATCAACATTACTACTTAAGAGCAAAACAGTGAGGAATCAAGTGGATAAAGAAATAGAAGAGTTAATGGCAGACGTAGGTATTACAAAAAGATACTTATTAGAAAGCACAAAGAGCGTTGTCGATAAAGTTGAAGTAAGAGATGGCGATAAACTAAGAGCACTAGAAACATTAATGAAGATATCGGGAATGCTTAATACAGATAAGAAGTCCGAGTCTATTGCANTGATACAAGAGTTTACTGGATTCAGTAAAGAGAAGTTACAAGCATTTGAGCAAGGGATGTTAACAGGTAAGAAAAAGGAACTAACAAGTGGTAATACAAGCAGTAGTAGTTAATGATAGGTATTGGAATACACAGACTAGCTCTGTTTGGAGCTATACAGTACCTAAATCAATCAAACTAGGTAATAATCGATATAACATAGCATTTACAACAAAAGAGTCCGTTAAACGTAAATAATGGATAATTTTAATATTAATCCATCCCCATCTGAAATGAAAGAGCGGGATGAAGTATTAGCAAAGTCCTATAAAAGTCTTATTTACTTTGGCAGAGCCTTCTTACCAAATGACTTTCTTAAAAAGTCTAAGTCACCAGAGTTCCATTTTGATGTAGCAAATAAATTAATTTCCGCAAAACCGGGCAGTCGTAGCTGTATTATTATGCCTAGAGGGTTTGGTAAGTCGATCTTATCNAAAGCAGCCATTATGCATAAACTTGTGTTTGCTCAAGATGATGAGCAGCACTTCATTGCATGGGTATCCGAAGAACAAAGTCAGTCTATTGACCACTTAAAGTATTTACGCAATCATTTTGAAATGAATAAACGTCTTCGGTATTACTTTGGTAATTTAGATGGAGGTGCAGCAGGAAAGCGTTGGACAGAAAAAGATATCGTAACGCCTAAAGGAGACAGGCTAATAGCAAAAGGTACTTCACAGAGACTTAGAGGTCGTGCAGAAGTAGATGTTCGTTATACTGGTATCATCTTAGATGACTTTGAATCAGAACTCAATACTAAAACACCAGAACGTAGAGCAGATATTAAGAAATGGATCGTATCAACAGTATATCCCGCACTAGAGGAAACTCCGGGAAGAGAAGGTTGGATATGGTTAGCGGGAACGATAGTTCATTTTGATAGCTTTTTGCAAGCAGTAGTAGACGGAAACAAAAAAGCTCAAGACGAAGGTAGAACATATCCTTGGGCGGTTACTTTTAAACGAGCAATAGAAGATGGTAAGTCTATTTGGAAAGATCAATTCTCTTTAAAGAAGTTAGCAGCAAAGAAAAGAGAGTTTATCGAAGCTGGTCTTGTCAATAAGTTTGCACAAGAATACATGAATGATGCGAGGGATATCTCTAATGCAGCGTTTAAAATAGATCGAATACAATACTTTAGTGGTAAGGTAGAAAATAGAAGCAAGTTCAACTACCTTATAGACGGTGAAGACGCTATTCCAATAAACATTTACTTAGGAGTAGATTTAGCAGCAACAGCATCGGAAACATCTGACTTTCAAGTTATACTTGTAATGGCGATTGATTCTAATAAAAATAGATATGTCTTAGAGTATTTTAGAGAAAGAATACCTACATTTGATGTCCCAAAAGAAATTATAAGGTTAGCAAATAAATATACTCCAGTAAGGAGAGTCACAATAGAAACCGTAGCAGCACAAGAAATGGTTAGAGATATGGTAACAAGGATGTCTGCTACTGAAAAAAGACTGATGCCCGGAATCTTTAAAGGTGTTAAGCCACCCGCTAGGATTAAAAAGCAAGATAGACTTGAGACAAGCTTAGGTGTTATTGTTAATTCTAAAAAGTTATACATAAGAAGAGAAATGACAGAATTAGTAGATGAGTTCTTTGAGCACCCAAAACCTAGAAATGATGATGTAATGGATGCTTTATATTATGCAGACTACTTTGCCAAAGCTCCTAAAAGCACAAGAACTAAACGAGAATCATTACTAGAAGATAATTTACATCCAGTTAGAAAACTTAAAAAAAGAGCTTATAATTGGATGACTGGTTCAACCACGTAATAAAATATTATTTGTCTTTTGTTTATGTATAACTTATATTTAAATTCAAATCCACATGCCACGATATTCTAAAAGATCAAAAAAGAGATTAGCATCCTGTGATGAGCGTTTGCAGGAAGTATTTAATGAAGTAATCAAACATGTAGATTGCTCTGTCCTCGAGGGGCATAGGAGCAAAGAAAGGCAAAATAAATTATATGATGAAGGTCGTACAAAAGTTAAGTATCCTGACGGTAGGCACAATACTAATCCTTCTAAAGCCGCAGACGTTACCCCTTATCCTGTGGACTGGGAAGACAGAGAAAGGCAGACTTTATTCGCTGGCTTTGTTATCGGCATTGCTCGTGGGATGGGCTACCGCATAAGATGGGGCGGAGACTGGGATATGGATTTTCAAGTAATGGATAACCGTTTCGACGATTTTCCTCATTTTGAAATAAGAGATAAGTAATGCCAAATACTACAGATACAGTAAAAGCAATTTTAACTCCCGGTGAATTTGTGATTCGCAAAGAAGCTGTGGACATGATAGGAGTTCCCACATTGGAAAAATTAAACGATATGCCTGAAGCAGGTGGTCATTCTGAAATAGATAGACTGATTGCACAGGCTACATTAAAAAATATGACTGACATGTATGGTGGCGGTATGGTTAATGCAGAACAGTATGGTACTGGAGGTATGGTTAATCAATATCAAGATGGTGGGCAGGCTATGTCTAACTTAAAACCAGTTCCTGACAATAACCCCGGACTTGCTAAACTACCTGAAGATGTTAGAAATAAAATGGGTTATATGCAAAATGGTGGATTAATGGAAATGATGCATGGTGGTAAAGCCAAAAAGAAAAAAGAAATGTATGGCTATCAAGATGGCGGACAAGCTTATAGTCAAGCTCTTTATAATACCCCATTAGAAAATTCATTTGCACAAGCCTCAGAACCCGGTTTATTTGACGTTGGTTCAATATTGTCTGTATCTGCCGATCAAGTTGGCGGTGAAGGTGGCAGAAGGTACTACTTAGGTGAAGGTCAAAGTAAAATGTTAAACATGGCTAGAAAAAAAGCTTCTATGAGAGCTAGGCAAAAAATGGCTTCAGCTCCTCAAGATTCAATACCTGCGGCATTGGTTGAGTCTTATTTTGAACAAGCTCCTGAAGAAGAAAAAGGCGGTTTCCTTAAAAAGCTTTTAGGTATGCAAGATGGCGGTGCAGTTCAAGATGATGCTCAAGTTCAAGCTATGATGCAGCAACAAGCTATGATGCAGCAAGAGCAGCCTAGTCCGTTTGTACCATTTGACCAAAGACCTCCAAGCTCTGGTGATACGATGTCATCAATACCAATGGGTATGCAGCAAGGTGATTATATGAAATCGTTAAGGGGTGAGTTAGAAATGGAAAACAAAGAGTTAACTAGAGATAAAATGCAAAACTTTTTAGAAAGATTAAGATTAGACTCCTTATCGGAAAAACTAGAAAACTCTATGTTTGAAGAACCTAGTATGTCAAGAGCTGATTCTATATCAGATAGAGATTTAATGGAGTTTTTAAAGTTACAAGATATGAAGAGGGGAGCAGACGCAACTATACAGGGTATGAATAATAACCCAGAAGGTTTATTTAGATAAAAATGGATCAAGATCCTCGAGCATTACAAAACGAAGAGTTATATCGCCAATGGCGTGACGCTCGTTCTGAGTGGGACACTGAAGCTAGAAAAGATATAGACTTTTATCTTGGTAATCATTTTACTGCGGAAGAGTCAGATGAGTTATCTCAACGCAATCAAGCGGATATACCTATGGATAGGGTATCGGCTGCAATAGAAAAATTTAAAGCAGTATTAACATCTAGACCACCAGCATTTACAATAACTCCTAGAGAAGATTCCGATGTGCAAGTAGCTACATTATGGAGAACTATCATGGGTTATGTTTGGCAAAAATCAGATGGTGATTGGCAAATGAAACAAGCGATACAAGATTATGCTACTACTGGTATGGGTTATCTATATGCTTACATTGATAGAGAATCAGATTTCGGTAGAGGTGATGTCAAGTTTACTTACCTCGACCCTTTTAGGGTATACGCATCTCCAAGCTCAAGAGATCGTTGGTTCGGTGATTCGGATGGTCTTATCCTTTCTACCATTCTTACCGGTGAACAAGTCGTCAACCTCTACCCTGAATTAAATGATACAGTAGATCCAAATACTGGTGAAGAGATACCGGGTATTATTCGTGATATATCTGGGTTTACTTACGACGACGAAGATTATCCATCTTCACAAAATACAAACTCAATGAATGTGTTTACACCAGCGGAAGTAAAAGATAAAGATTATTTTCAAGTAAAGAAGTATCAAATATTAGAACGCTTTTATAAAATAAAAGTTCCTTTTTATCGTATTATTAATATGCAAAATCAAGAAGAGGAGATACTCTCTCAAGAAGAATACGCTAAGATGATGAGTGAAAATGCAGAAGCATTTGAAATAGGTGCTTACACAGCAATCGAGGTTTTACAAACAAGAATAAAAGTATGTGCTACGTTAGGTGAAATTGTTTTATATGAACAAGTTTTAAATACAGATGAATATCCTATAGTCCCGCTACCGAATATTTGGACAGGTACTCCTTACCCCAAAAGCGATATATCTAGAGCTAGACCAATGCAGAGATTGTTAAACAAGCTATGGTCTTTAGCCCTTTCACATGCCCAAGCGTCAGCGGGACTTAAGTTATTAGTACCATTAGGTAGTGTAGATGATATTGACCAATTAGAAAAAGACTGGGCTAATCCAAATGCGGTAATCGAAGTTGATTCATCTCAAGGTGAACCGCATTATCCATCTCCTCAACCATTAGCTGGTGAGTTCTACAGATTGATACAACAGTCAGAATTTTATATAGATTTTATTTTTGGATTACCAGAGATGATGCATGGCTTTGCAGACAAAGCTCCAGAGACACATAAAGCAACGGAAAGAATGATTGCTTTAGGAAGTGAAAGACCTAAATCTAAATTAAGAGATGTTGAATTTAGTATTAACAAACTTGGTAAAGTTCTTTATAATTTATCAAAGGGTCATTACACTTATAAAAAGATTTTCAGATTAGCACAACCTAACAATAATATTACTGAAGTTATGGCTAACTTTTATACAGATGTTAGCGGTGCAATTTTAGATTTAAAGAAAGATAGACACATTTTAGATCAACATGATATTAGAATTGAATCAGGTTCTACTATGCCTTCTAGTAAATATGCAGAACTTGCTGTATATCTTGAGGCATTCCAGATGGGTATCGTGGATCGTTATGAGGTTCTTAAGAAGAATCCAGAAATATTTGACAAGGAAGGTATTATGCGTAGGACTGAAGAAAAGCAATTAATGCAGCAGCAAATGCAAGCTATGTCAGAACAAATAAAGAATTTGCAAGGTGACTTGCAGACAGCCCAAAGAGAGTCTGTCAGCGATAGAAAAAGAGTTGAAGTCGAGAAGTTTAAATCTAGACTTAGCGAAGTCAATTCTGAATCTAAAGCAGATAGAAGGGTAACACGTAGTAAACTAGAAAACGAGGTGAAGCTCGAGGTGGAGAAATTGGCAAGCAATCTGAAAGATGTTCAGAGAGAAGCCAGTTCCACTCCAAAAGCCTAAGAGACATCTAAGGAGAGTATATGTCTACATTAGAACAACAGGAAGCAAGTATCGAAAGCGGAATACAAGGTGGTAATGAATCATTCGTGGAAGATATCGTCAATGAACAGTCTATCTCACAAGAGGTGGATGCAAATCAACAGGAGTTTCAAGAACAAGCCCCTGCTGTAGATTATGAAGCAGAGTCAAAAAAGTTTCAGTCTATGTATGATCGGTCACAAGCCGAAAATTCTAAACTGCAACAAGGTGCTCAATTACTTCAACTACTAGAGCAGCGACCTGATCTTGTAAGAACACTTGAAGACGGTATAGCTAGTCCACAAGGTCAAAACCAGAGCACTCAAGAAGTAGCTCCCGCAGTAGATGACTTTAATCCTTGGGATGCCTTTACAAATGACACTTCTGAATCAGGTAAGTTTGTTGATCAAAAGATCACAAGTAAAGTTGATCGGTTAGTATCTGAAAGGTTAGCCCAGCAACAGCAACAGATGCAGGCTGAAATGCAAATGCAAAATACAGTTGGTGAGTTACGCAGAAGTTATAAGATGTCAGATAATGACATTCAAGACTTCATGCAGTTCACTACTAAACCAAAAGAGCAAGTAGGTTTAAATAACCTAGTAAAACTCTGGCAGATGCAAAACGGTAATTCTGTTGCTAATAACGATACAATGGAAGCGGTAAACGCAGCAAAACAAGCACCCAGAACTGCTGGTGTCTTACAAGGACAAGCTCCACAATCCCCTAGAACGGATTCGGATAAAGTCTTTGAAAGCATCATGGGAACAGGTGCTGGAGCAGCTTTACCATAATAATAACAACACATACTAAGAGGTATATAAATGGCAATATCATATAATACTGGATCTTTAAAGTCCAGCGATATTACTGCTCAAACTTCTGATGCAGGTGTAGGACAAAGACCCGACGCAAGACGGATTTTTAATTTTGGCGACAGAGTTGCTGAATTAACTCCGGAAGAATCACCATTCTTCGTCTACTTGAATAAAGTCTCAAAAGCTCCTACCGATGACCCAGTGTTCCGTTACTTGGAAAACAGAAATAAAATCAGTTTTTCAGATCGTTCTTTTCTGATTAAAGGTGCAGTCGGTACTGTTGCCGCAGGTTCTTCGTATTCATTTACTGTAGATACTGCTGGCGGTGCGGCTGTTGAATATTTAGTCAAAGGAATGGTTTTCTCTGTAGGAACAGTTGATTCTACAGCGGGATACGGTCAAGCATTAGTAAGAGTAGACGGTTCAATTTCTCACGCAGCAAGTGATTCATCTTTTTCTGGAAAAGTAATTGATGTATCAGCAGCTACTGGGAGTAATAGCATTGCAAATAACGATGTAGCACAAATCATTGGTACTTCATTTGAAGAAGGTTCTGGTTCTCCAGACGTTTGGTCAAGTGAATTAGAAGATGGTTTTGGTTACACTCAGATCTTTAAAACAGCTGCTGAAATGACAAATACAGCATACGCTACACGCTATCGTGGTTATCCCGATGAGTGGAGTCGTATCTGGGCGTCAAAGCTTCGTGAGCATAAAGTTGACATTGAAAGAGCTATGCTCTTCGGTCAAAAAGCTCGTGTAGGCGGCATTCAGTACACTGAAGGTCTAGTAGGACATATCCTGAAGAATACAAGCCCTATTGTAAATGACAGTGCTTTTAGTTATGCTTCTGGAAATGCTTATCATAGAAGCGTAGCACAGTCTGAGATGACTTACGACAGATTACTTAGTGATCTTGAAGTAATTTTTGATCCGGCTCGTGGTGGTGCTTCTGACAAGCTAGTTCTATGCTCATTACCAGTAATTACATTCTTTAATAAGTTAGGTTCAGATGCTTTTTTAAGTTCTTCTTTAGCTTATAGTAAGAACTCTGGCGAGCAAGGTACTCCTACAGCAACAGGAACAAATCAATCTCCAATGCGTTATAATATGTCTGAAAGACAAGGTGCTTTTGGTCATAGTATAATGGTTATTGATACTATTCATGGAAGACTAAACCTAGTTAAAGAGCCTCTATTTAGAGGTCAAGCTTCTGGTTTCATGCTAATGGCTGATATGAGTCAACTAGCTTACAGACCTTTAATTGGTAATAGTATTAATCGTGACACACAAGTAATGACTAACGTACAGTCTGCTGATGAAGATCTTAGAAAAGATATGATCTTAACTGAAGCAGGTCTAGAAGTTACTCTAGCTGAGTCTCACGCATTATACAACCTAGAAGGAGTATAAGATGAGAGCAGATAGTCTAAATAAAAATAGTAGTAGTTTTGGTTCACAATTCAGTGAAGAACTAGGTGGAGTTAAGAAAGTCTTAAGTTTCGCTGGTGATTGCATTGAAGAAAGACTAGACTCAGCAACAACTGCATATGCCGATGGTGACATTATACAATACATGGGATCACTTGATACAAGTGTCCCTGATGGATATAATGCTGCTATCAAAATAATAGTTAGTAAAGTTCTGTTTGTTTGTAAAACAGCAACTGGAGCTGCTATGACTGGTAACGTAAAAGCTGGAACAGCTGCTAATCAAGCAGTTAATTTAGCTGTTACTGGAGGCGTTGAATTATTTGGAGCTGGTGCTACACAGTTATCTCCTGAAGGATATGACTTAGCAACCACATCTACTGAAGCCGATAAAATTGACTTCAATAGTGCAAATAATGTAGAATGGGCAGCACCTCATATTGTGCTTCCAGCAGCTACTAATCAAATATATATGTGTACTAACACAGCTATCAACCATGCAACTAATTTTGATGCTGGTAGATGGAGTTGTATTGTAGAGTATATATTAGTTTAATCCGAATACATAAGGATAACAGTTTATAGTACTGTGGGGAAGTTCAATAAAAGTTCTTCCCCAAAACTATAAAAGGAAAAACTATGAAAAAGAAATGTATACACTGTAACCATCCTAATAACGAAGGGTGGTTCTATTGTAAAGAGTGTGGTAAAAAAGCTTCGAAAAGTAAGTTTACCACTAATATGTATATGATGTCTGCTATGGGTAAAAGAACAGATGTAGAAATGTCTGTGCAGGGTATTGATCAGAATGTAAATGAAATGAAAAAGAGGATGCATGGCAACTAAAAAATCTGTACAAGTAAAAGGTGTCCCTATGTCTGGTTTAAATCAGAGGCAAATAGGAGCAATGAAGAAACATTCTAAACATCACACAGCTAAACACATTAGAGGTATGGCTAATATGATGAGAAACGGTATGACATTTAAACAGTCACACGTAGCAGCAATGAAAAAGATCGGTAAGTAATGGCAACATTTCAAGTTCAAGTAACAGGACTTACTGGAATTACTATTTCTAGTAGTGGTACAAGTCCAACAGAAGCACAATTAACACAGTTTTTAACAGACGGTGCTAAGGAAGTTTTAAATTCAATGCCAAGATCAAGGCAAGAGATGTTTACGACTTCGAACACATTAAATGGAAGTACAACAACTTTAACATTATTAGGTTCTGAGGTGTTTAGTGTTACTAGAGCTGATGGAACTATTAATCAGCCTTGCAGGAAAATACCAGCTAAATTAAGTGGTAGGGCTTTAGATTCAAGCGATATGATAGCTGTATCAGTTACAGATCCTGCTTACTATATAGAAAACAATATTTTAAAAATTATACCAACACCGACAAATGATAATGATGCACATGTAGAAACACTAGCGTATCCAGCAGTGGCTTATAGTGAGTCTACTGTAGCAAAGTTTCCAGATGATGGCGAATATTTAATTCCTTTATATGCTTCTATAAAATCATTGCAAAATGCTTTATCTTCTAAATCAGGGAACTCAGATATAGCCACAGCATTAACTGCTATTAATACAGAATTAGATGAAACTCAAGCTATCTGTGATTTAGTTTCAAATGCCGTAGGTGTTGCAGTTACTCAACTTGCTGAAGCAGCAGTACAGGTTGATGCTGATGTAGATACTGCCCTAGTGGCTATTAATACAGCGGCTGATAGAGTTAATACAGCGGTTATTTTAGCTAACACTCAATTTGATAGTGCTGTAACTTCTAATACAGCTGAAGATATAGAATTAGCCTCTTCTCAAGTAAATGCTGGTAATGGATTTTTATCGGAAGCTACTTCTTCTGCTAACGAAGCTCAAACTTATGCAAATGAAGTAAGTGCTAGGATATCTCAAGTAAGCGGGTATAATCAGGTTATTGGTGGGTATTTAAATGCAGCTCAAGGATATGCTAATGAGATCCAAACTAAAATACAAATAGCTCAAGGATATGGAAACGAAGTTACTGCAAGGTTAAATGTAATTAGCACTGAGTATTCTTGGATGGAAAAACAACAAGCAAAATTACAATCAGATTATGAAAAGGGCTTAGCTCAATTAGCGAGGTAATATGTCACATTCTATACATACATTAACGGTAAAGCAAATTATTAGTAGAGTTAGGCAAGTATTCCCAGAAGCTCCTGAGTCTTATGTAATGTCTCTAATAAATGATGCTATAACTGAAATGGGTGAATATTCACAAAAGTCTATATCTGCTAAAATAGATATATTAAAAGATCAAACAGCCTACAANATTGGTGATAGTGCTACGGATTCTAGTAGTGANATATTAGGAATTAATAAGGTTTATCGTATAGATATACTAGATAATGAAGGTGATTATATTAAAATACCTAGAGTTTTAGATGGTGAACCACTTATGTTTGACATAAATTCAGAGAGTTCAGGGATCAAAGATCCGGGCGATTAAATTATGGCATTAGCAGCAGAAATAACAAAAATAATTGCAGTAGCAGATTCTTCTAGTAGTTTAAATAATAAATATTTTTTAATAAATGCAGTAAATACTGATACCACTGTTAATGTTGGTTATAAGACAGTTCAGTATTATGTATGGATGAATGTTGGAAGTGCTGGCTCAGACCCTTCTGTATCTGGAGCTACTGGAGTAGAAGTAACATTTGCAGCTGATGCAAGTGCAGCGACTGTTGCTACGGCTGTTTCAAATAAAATTACTGCATTGTCAGGATTTTCTACAGCTATTTCAGCTAGTGGTGGTGTAGATAAATTAATTACAATAACAAATGCCAATGCTGGAGCAGTAACGAATGCTTCAGATGCGGGCAGTACAGGATTTACAATTACAACAAGCACTGAGGGTACAGGTCAGTTAACAGGTAATATAAAATATCCTGATAATCAAATTCTATATTATATAAGAGGTGACCATTTAAGTTTAGTAACTACATATTCATCTAGTGCTGAGACTAGGACTTCTAGAAAAGCATATCAAGCAATAGATCATAATATGGTAAATGGAATGCTTGTACATTACTATGGTAACCCTAAAAGAGTTACTGCGATTACAGATACGCCAGATGTGGACAATTTATTTCACTCTGCTATTGTAGATTATGTAAAGAAATGTTTGTACATGGATAGGGCTGGTTCTACTGGAGATGCTAATAGATCTCAAGTAGCAATGGGTATGATGGCTCAACATGAAAGAAAATTTAATAATGCTATAAAAAAGTATGGCAACAGAAAAAGAAGTAAAACTGGAGGAACTAGGGCGATAGTCCCAGCAAACTTTACTTAATTAATAATTGCCTTTAGTGGCGGTGGCGGAGGAAGTCAAGGAGTAATCAATGGCTGATATTAATAAATTTACAACGAAAGAAGTACTAAACAAGGTACTTCTAGATTCTTCAGGTGATGCGGTTGTAGGATTTTCACACACAACCCAAGAAGCGTTAAACGCTGTATTAGACACATCAAACAATAGATTAAATATATCGATCGCAGGTGGTACAATATCTGGTGACGTTACTATAAGTGGTGACTTAACTGTTGAGGGTAGCAATACTAATGGAACATACGATGAAATTATACAAGGAGCATTACAGATTACTGCTTCAAGTGCTTTTATTGATGTAACAGATACAGATAGTAGTTTAAATGTAAAGATTGCAAGTGGTGATTCTATTGGTTCTATAGGTACTAGTACAAATCATCCATTAAGTATTAGAACAAATAATACTGAAAGAATGCAAATTACTTCAGCAGGTGATGTTCAAATAACAGGTGCTACTGATACTAAACCAATTTTAACACTTGAACAAACTGGTAATAACAGTAATGCTGGTCAATTAATATTTTTAACTAGTGGAGCTGCAAACGACAATGACCTTTCAGGTGTAATTAGATTTAAAGGGATGAATGACGCTGGGACTCCTGAAGAAATTGAGTATGCTACAATTTTTGTTAAACATTCAGATGTATCTGATGGTTCAGAAGATGCAACTATGCATTTTAGAACACAAAGTGGTGGTTCTTTAGACTCAAGAATGGTTATAAAGTCAGGACTAGTCGGCATCGGTACATCCTCGCCTACATCTACGACAGTTCTTGAAGTAACTGGTCAATCAGGAGCAACTACTGAAGTATTAAGATTAAATCACGGAACTTATGGTACATTAGAACTAGCTCACGGAAGTCCAGCTTACGGAGGCGGAAAACTTGGTATTCACTCTAGTGGAGATTTAGCCATAGGTGGAGCAGGCTCAACCCTTAATCTTGGAATGGGTTCAACAGTAATAGCTGTTTTAAATACCGACTCTCGCATTAGTCTTAGTAATAATGATGGTAATACTAGTAATACAGTATTTGGTAAAACTGCTTTTACAAACAGTGGAACAGTATTAGGCGATGTTGGGGCAGATTTTAATGTTGCAATAGGCGAGCTTGCAATGGGGTCTGGAACTACCACAGATGCTACAAATAACGTAGCAGTGGGGTATAAGGCAGGCGAAGTTTTATCAACAGCAGACAACTCAGTTTTTGTTGGATATCATTCGGGTAAAGAACACGGAGGTGGTGGAAATAATACTGCAATTGGTGCTAGTTCTATGTCTCAATCAGGTGGTGGAAATAATTTTGAAAATGTTTTTGTAGGAACTAATTCAGGCAGTGGTGATTGGGGTGGAACTTGTCAGAATAATACTGCAATAGGTGCAAATTCAATGCAAGGAGTTATAAATGGAGCAGCACATAATACCGCAATTGGGTATAACACATTAGCTGCTGTTACATCAGGTGATAATAATATTGCGTTAGGAAATAATGCAGGAGCTGCTATAACAGGAGCTAGTCAAAATATTCTTATAGGTAAAAATGCTGGAGTTAAAAACACCGTTAATAACAATGTTGCTATTGGGCATCAATCAATGTTTGAAGTAGTTGATGGCGATAAAAATGTTGCAATCGGTTCATTCGCAATGCAAATGACTGATAATGATTCAGAAAGTTCAAAAGAAAATATATTTATTGGGTACAATAGCGGAGCTGGTACTTGGGGTAATGCTGAATCAAATTACAATACCGCAGTCGGTGCTTGGACAATGGATGCTGGTTTAAATGCGTCCAATAATAATACTGCATTAGGTTATCAAGGTTTAACTGCTTTAACAACTGGTGATAATAATATTGCACTTGGTTCAGGTGCTGCTTCGGCATTAACGACCGCAAATTCAACAATTTTTATTGGAAACAACGCTGGAGCAACAGTCACAGTTACTAACTCTACTAATTCTGATGGTACAATTGGAATAGGACTCAATGCACTTAATGCCCTTACGAGTGGAGCTGGGAATACAGCAATCGGATATAAAGCAGCATCGCAACTTACAGATAATAGCCATAATACCGCTGTTGGTTATCAAGCAATGTATCAAGCAGGTGATGCGGTTTATTTTAATACATTCATTGGGTCTAATTCAGGTAGTGGAGACTGGTCAGGAGGAGCTAATTCTAATACTGCTGTCGGTGCTTCTACTATGACTGGAGTAATGACAGCTGCTTCTATTAATAATGTTGCCGTAGGGCGAGATACATTAAACGCACTTACTACAGGGTCGCATAATACTGCTGTAGGTAAAGGAGCAGGATTGGGACTTCTTGCTGGACATAGTAATGTTATAATTGGTAAAGAGGCTTATAAATTATCTCAAAATGGACACGGTGTAGTAGCAATAGGATTTGAAGCATTAAAATCAGCTGGCGCATCATCTGCTTCTGACCAACAAGCAGTTGCAATAGGATATCAAGCAGGAGCAACAGTTAATGGAGGATTGAATAATACATTACTTGGATATAAAGCAGATGTAGGAACTGCAACTGATAGTTATCAAACTAGTATTGGTCATCACGGAATTATAAAATATAAAACCGCTAGAGTAAGTATTACAAAAGCTCATAGTGGAGATAATACTGTTATCTCAGAAGTATGTAAAATTCCAGCTCTATCTATTATACATAGAGTAACCGCAACAGTAATAACAAAAAGTAATTTAGGTACTTATCTGTTAAACTTATCATTATCTACCTCATCGGGTACAGCAGCAGATGGAGCATTAGCTAATGCAAGTACAACAATTACAGTTCCTGAAATACTTGGAGCTGGTGGAGTTGCAACATACGCTCAAAATAGTGCTACTGCTTTAGGAACAGCCGCTGATATAGTTGCTAGTTCAGGTGGTGCGAACAATACAGTTTATACATCTATGCCTACAACAACAATAGTAGGTACTGCTGATACTTTTTTATATATATGTAATGCTGGAACTGGAAATGGAACAACTGATTCAAATACAGTAGTGATAGATATTTGTGTTGAGTATCAAGGAACTGATTAAAATTATTAATTAACAAACAAAGGAGCTAAATAATGGCTAAAAAACAAAAAGAACAAAAGCCTGTTTTAACTTTCGATGACAAAGAGTACGTAATCGAGGATATGACAGATGAACAAAAAGCAGTACTTAACCACATTAATGACTTACAGAATAAGATGAACTCAATGCAGTTTAACTTAGACCAGTTAAGTGTGGGTAAAGATGCGTTCATAGCAAAACTTCGAGAAGGACTCGAACC